CTTTAAAATCACCTAACCACCCCTTTGGTGATTTGGCAAAGTTTGCAACAAAGTAGTCTAACGTCTTATCATCATACTTTCTTGCAACACGAGCAAAGAAATATCTATCCTTTCTTTTTAAGAATGATGCCTTTGATGCACGAGTTTTACCACCATATTGTGTGTAGTCATATTCACTAGTAAAGTGCAACTTGAGACCAAGATACATTTGGTAAGCTTCCCATGCCTCCATTGGAAACTCCTTAAATTGGTAGGGTTGCTACTCTTGGCAAGAAGTTAAGTTCTCTTGCATCAGCTTCTAGTTTTTCTTTGAGAGGTTTTGAAATGAGAGGAGCAACTGCATCTGGCTCCATCTGGTGTTTTGCACAGTAATCCAATACTGCATCCATATAGGTTGTGTTTCCTTGTCCTTGTTTTACGATATCTTCAATCGCAATTGCAAATTTCTTTGGTGTCATCACTGCTAGTTCTTCTAGATTCATTATATACTCCTGTTAAGTGATGGGGGGAAGCGAAAGGAATATTCTTCCCCCCATCTTATTGAGCAGAGCCAGTGTATAAGTGCTGGGTGCAAGTTTGGCATTAGTCCTTTTTAGTTATAAACTTGTAAAGTTCTTCTGCCTTTTCCATGATTTCTTGAGGTTGATACATTTTTGGTGTATATTTTTCAAAAACTTCTATGAGATCTTTTTGTTGAGTTTTTGCTTGTTCTAGCATTTCAAACATTTGTGTTTGTGCTGTGTCATACTGACGATCAAGCATATCTTTGGCGAGAGCCAATGTGTCGAACCGTAGTTCAAATGGGTTTTTACTATTAGACATAATATTCTCCTTTGTGTCTGTGTTGTGTGTTGTGGACTAACCGTTGATCCACACGGATGTATTAAGGCATCACCCTTCAATAAACTATCTTCGCAACCACAGTAGTTTAAGAAGTTTATTGCGTTTGTGGTCTTGTATCAATCTTCGATACATCCACATCTGCCAAAGTTCCATACCACTCTCCTTTTTACAGTTGAGTGCGTTCCTTCTGCATTATGCATACTTCCGTCCTCTACTGAGGATGAACGTGGTAGGTTATTCTGTTACTAGGAAACCTACCGAAACCCTATCCGTTTATGCTGCTAGAGCATAACCTTGAGGTGCAAAATTATCGTTTGCAGTTAGTTTAATTGGACTATTAGGCATCCATCCCACAGTTCTACTCTTACCTATCCCCATCAGTCGATCCTATTTCGCCCCCATCATAAGCACATGACTAGTAAATTGTGCAGAGATTGAACTCTTACTAAAAATGGTAACATAGCAACTGCTACTAATACCATTACCAAATATATTATCCAAATTTCTCTATCCATGTGTTTATGGTGGAGGCGGCCGGTACTGCCCCGGCGTCCTGTCTAGTATTCGGTTTGTATCAACAAACTGTATTATATTTATACCACACTGATGTTCAAATGTCAAGTGCTTTTTGAACCAACAGGTTTACAAACATACTCAACAGAATCCCAATCACCATCTGGTGGTATCTCCACATACTCAATCATAGCATATTCGCATTTACTTTGAGTATCAAACCATTGAACATCTTGTTCAATACAAGTGCTTCCAGAACATACAGTCAATAAGATATGCCATATCAATTCCATTATGTACTAGTTCCTTGTTTACCAAAGGTAATATCACCTTCACCAGTTCCTAAAATACAAGCTTGATCACCTTGAGTAAATTCCAACAATGTCCAAGTTTTTGTTTTAGGATTCAGTGCAATAACAAACTTAGATGGTGCTGTTGCTCCGTTAGGAAGTGCAGTTACACCATTTAGAATGATTGTTGGCACTTCTCCATATTTCTTCACCAACTCAATAATACCATTTGTAGATGAACATTGAATTGGTTTTGATGCCCAATATATTGGTGCATCTTCTTGGGCGAATGCACTAAGCGGTAGCAGTAGCAACACCCCCATTAGTAGTTTCTTCATTTTCTTTTTCCCATTGTGAGGTGAAGTCATCAATGGTTTCTACAAGAAGAGGCAAGTAATCATGCTTCTCTTTGATGAACTCTTGAACGGCTCCATCTTCCGTTACAACAAGAATCACAATCTGATTGATTTCGATTCCTGTCCGTTCTTCAAACATCTCTGCATATGCAGAGGCTTGAATATAATACTCAAGATTGTAATCGTCCTTACGTTCTGAACGAGATGTCTTAAAGTCAATAATAGATGGAATACCGTTATATTCTGCAATACAGTCTACACGACCGGCAACACGATATTTCTCACTCCAAAGTCCACATTCTTGGGCATATATTTTATTTATACTGCTTTCTAGAGTTGGTTTTAGTTGTGAGAACAAACACCAAGGCAGAAAGTCTCTACCTTCTTGTGTTACTTCAATGTTGTTTAGAAAATCTTCACACATATGGTGAACAGCTGTTCCACGAGATGCAGCAGTTCGCATAATGTGATTGGCAACATCATTACCTACACGATTACGCCACTCTTGCAATCCCTTTTGTTTTTCTTTACGAACACCCAATACGGTTGTAATGGATGGATACAGTCCAGTAGGTGTTACATAGAAACGC